AAGCAACGCCAGCACAATGGTGCTTGGTGGCTATGCCTGTGCGACTGCGGCAATCAAAAGAATATTCCAGCCACCGATATGGTGCAGGGCAGGATTAACTCTTGTGGATGTGAACACGCCAAACGTATCGCAAAGTCAAACATTACGCATGGCATGAGCAAAACACGCACATACCAATTATGGGAAGCAATGCGTAACCGATGTAACCGCATCAATCAAGATTACTCATGCCGAGGTATTACTTACGATGAGCGTTGGGATGCCTTTGAAAACTTTTTGGAAGACATGGGTGAAGCGCCTGATGGGTTAAGTCTTGACAGAATTGATTGCAATGGAAATTATCATAAAGCCAATTGCCGATGGGCTACCCGTGAACAACAGGCAAACAACACAAGAGCCAATGTATTCTTGGAGTACGGCGGCAAAAGGCAAACAATTGCTCAATGGGCAAAGGAGCTTGGAATGAAACAAGATAAGTTGCGTAGCCGCTTGCGCTACGGATGGACAACTGAACGTGCGCTTGCAGAGGGCAACACACCTGAACCCGCAGAGGAGAACACATAATGGCTGTAACAATCAATGCCAGCACCAGTGCTGGTCTAGTCCAGACTGCTGACACCAGCGGCGTGTTGGCGCTTCAAACTGCGGGGACAACGGCGGTATCTATAAGTTCCAGTCAGGTTGTTACGTTGACCAATGCTTTGCCTGTGGCTTCAGGTGGAACTGGTTTGACAACCGTCCCACATACAGTTCAAGTTTTCACTTCGGGTTCAGGCACATATACAACCCCAGCAAACTGTAAAGCTATTTGGGTTAGGTGCGCTGGCGGTGGTGGTGGCGGGGCTAGTAATGGGGCTTCTGGGCAAAACAGTGGTGCTGGTGGCGGTGCTACTACATTTGGTTCTTTGACCGCAAATGGGGGTGGAAGTTCTTTTTATACAGCCGCTGGTGGAACTGCAACTGGTGGAGACATTAACTGTTCAGGTGGGTCAACTGGTGTTGGAGGAAATAGTTCACCAATAGTTTATCAAGGCTATGGCGGCCCCGGCGGCTCTTCAGTTCTTGGCGGTGGCGGTATTGGAGGTAGTAATGGCGGCGCGGCTGGCGCATCCGCCTCTGGCTATGGCGGCGGAGGAGGTGGCTGTGGAACAAATTCTTCTTACATTGCTATGGCTGGTGGTGGCGGTGGTGGTTATACAGAAAAGTTAATTAACTCACCAGCGGCAACTTATTCCTACGCTGTAGGCGCTGGTGGTGCTGGCGGCACAGGTGGTGGCACAGGCGGCGGCGTTGGTGGTGCTGGTGCGGCAGGAGTAATTATTGTCACGGAGTACTATGTATGAGATACGCAATTATTAAAGACGGTGTAGTGGTCAATGTCATTGAATATGAAACACAACCTTCTACGCCCCCTGCGGGTTTTGAAGAAGGGCATACAGCTATTCAACAAGACTACGTTAGCGTAGGCTGGCACTATGCAAATGGCACATTTACAGACCCAAACCCACCAGAGCAAATGCAGGTTGACCCACCCAAGTCATTGACCGATTTGATTTTAGAAAGCCCAACAGAGTTGGCAAAACTTAAACAAGCATTGGGGATATAACATGAGCTTAATTCTTTCAGGCACAGACGGTTTATCCGATGTCGACGGTTCTGCCGCAACCCCTGCTATCAGGGGAACAGATGCAAACACAGGTATCTTCTTTGGCACAGACATCATCGGGTTTAGTGAGGGGGGTGTTGAGGCTATGCGTATCAATGCAAGCGGCAACGTAGTTATGGTCGGTACGCTGACAACAGCCGCACAAAGCATCGCCAAAGCATCTCTGCCTACGGGGTCTGTGTTGCAAGTAGTGCAAGGAATTAAAACGGACACTTTTGTTACTAGCGCAACTGTTACTGATACGGCAGTAACAGGTTTAACTGTGTCAATTACACCAACAAGTTCTAGTAGCAAAATTCTTGTTTTTTGTAATCTTGGGATTGCCGCAGAAAATGCACAAGGAGGCGCAACAAAATTGACTAGAACGGTAAGCGCCGTAACCACTCAATTATCTTTAGCAGATACAGCAGGTAGTCGTTCAAGAGGTTCATTTGCTGGTAGTGCTTATAGAGGCAGTGCAACTGGATTTTTATCTTTGATATTAAATCAAAATTTAACTTATTTAGATTCTCCAGCTACAACATCTGCAATTACCTACGGCGTTCAAGTATCAAGTCTTAGCACTGGAACATATATTAATAGGTCTGGTAATGATACTGATGCGGCAGATATGTATAGGGGTGTTAGTTACATTACTGTAATGGAGATTGCGGCATGATTGATTTAACAAAACCTTTATTTGCGCTTTACCCAACTGCAAAATGGACTTTAAATGGCGATGCTTATGAAGGCCTTGTATGGTTGTCTGAAGATGTAGCAAAGCCATCAGAACAAGAACTAATTGGTTGGGTTGACCCTAACGCATACAAAGCCAAACGTGCCGCTGAATACCCACCAATCACAGACTACCTTGACGGTGTGGTCAAAGGCGACCAAGCTCAGATTGACAAATACATAGCTGATTGCTTGGCAGTCAAAAACAAATATCCAAAAGGTTAAACCATGAACGAAATCAAACTCTCAACCAACTTGGTAAATGCCATCCTGCAATACCTTGGCAGCCGACCATACACGGAAGTGTTTCAGGTCATAGAGGCTATCCAAAAAGAAGCCAAAGCCGCCTCTGAGCCGCCTGCGGAGTAGCCATTGATCCGATCAGCCTCCTCTTTGCCGCAAATGCTTGTGTCGCCGCCATCAAGGAAGGTTGTGAGCTATACAAGCAGGCGAAGACTTCTTTCATGGAGGTCAAAAGCACTGTTGACGAGGCTGTTGGCGTTTATAGGGAAGTTACTGGATTTTGGAGTAACTTTAGTAACTTCTTTAAATCCAAGGCAAAGCAGTCAACGCCCAAGCCTGTGGCGAAAAAGAAAGACAAGTTCGTTGCCGTTGACGAAACCGAAGTCATGGTTGGGGTTGTCAAGCAGCTTACCGAGTTCTTCAAGATTCAAGAGCAGTTAGCTGCACACATTCGGGAAGAGGAGGAGAAGTCCAGAAACGTCTACGAACCTGACCAGAATCAAATGGAAGCCGCATTGAAGCGGGTCATGGCGCAGGATCAGATGGCGGAGTTGGAGAAGACAATAAGGGAAACGATGGTGTATCAAAGCCCTCCCGAAATGGGTGCGCTGTACAGCAAAGTGTTTGAGATGCGGGATGTCATAGCCGCTGAACAAGAAGCTGCCAGACTTGCACAGGAACAGCGGGAGCGAAGATTGAGATGGCAACGTTACCAAAGGGAAAGAAACCAAAGCCTGCGAGCAGGGGCAGCAGTCCTAACCCTTATTCTTATCCTGTACCTGTGGACGTGGCTCCTGTGGTTGAAACAACTGAGGAGCTTGTGATGGGAATGGTGGGCTGGGTGGTAGCGGTTTTGTTGGTAGCCCTCATGTTGCCGTTGTTGGCGTTCATGTATCTGGACATACTGGAGACAAGGAACGATGCCAAACAGCAGTTGGAGAAGGTGGAGAAACTGAGGCGGGAAATTGAGAGGAAGAATCGGGACAGTCCAAAAGAGTTTGAGGACAACCCTGTTTTTGACCGGAGGAAGAAACATGAGTAAGCAACTTGAGAAAGACTCAACCTACAACGAATTTGACACCAACCACGATGGCGTAGTGACGGACACGGAGTTAGCCCGCTCTGAGCGCATGATTGTCATTGAGAACATGGACAAGATGGCTGACCAGCAAAGGATCATGGCATGGGCGGCTTTGGTTGCGCCGCCTGTACTCATTGCTTACTTGGCATCAGAGTTGGTTGCACTGGACAAGGTCAACGCCCTGAATGGTCTTGTTACCACCTACTGTGCGGCAATGGGAACGATTGTGGTGGCGTTCATGGCGGCAACTGCCTACGTCCGTGGAAAGACCAACGAATGACTTTGCTCAACCCATATGTCTTGCTTGGCATCGTGCTTGCCCTACTTGGCAGTTTTGGGGCTGGGTATTACAGTGGGGAGCAGGATGAGTATGAGCGCCAGCAAATAGAGATCGCCCGTTTAAACGAGCAGGCACGGGAGACAGAACAACGCATGGCGGAGGTTGCCCAGACCTACGCCCAGACCTTGAAGAAAGCAAACGATGTTGCACGGATTAAAGAAATTAAGCTTCGTACTGATCTTGCCTCTGGCGAGCGCAAGTTGTTCATTCCTGTCAAAGCGCCCGACTGCCCCGTGTCAGTGTCCGAGCCATCCACCCCTGCCAGTGGAGATACAGAAACAAGAGCCGAGCTTGACGGACGAGTTGCTCAAGCTCTTGTCGATCTCACCGCCCGAGGCGACCAAGCCATCCGGCAACTCAACACCTGCATCGACCAGTACAACCAAGTGAGGAGCATGAAATGAACCTGACTGCCAATTTCTCCCTGCACGAACTGACCAAATCCGAGACAGCCCTGCGCATGGGTTTGGACAACACCCCCGGCCCAGTTGAAACCGAGTACCTCAAAATCTTGGCTGAACGTGTTCTCCAGCCTATCCGCGATCACTTTCAAAAAGGTGTCAAGGTGAACTCTGGGTATCGCTCTCCTGACTCAAATGCAGCGGTAAATGGGTCTCGTACCTCAGACCATTGCAAGGGCCAAGCAGCCGATATAGAGATTCCCGGCGTACCAAATGCGGAGTTGGCGCAGTGGATCATGGATAATCTGGACTATACCCAGTTGATTCTGGAGTTCTACACCCCCGGCATTCCTGACAGTGGCTGGGTGCATGTGAGTTACAACCCAGACAACTTAAAGAAGCAGGAGTTGACCGCCATGAAAGTCGCTGGTAAAACACAGTATGTTCCCGGATTGGTTGCGTAACAATCATGTTGAAAAAACTAGCCCTTAAACCCGGTGTAAATAAAGAAAACACTCGCTATACGTCGGAGAACGGCTGGTATGACTGCGACAAAATTCGCTTTCGTCAGGGTATGCCTGAAAAGATTGGCGGTTGGACACGAATTTCAAATCAGTCATTCATCGGTGTGTGCAGATCCTTGTGGGCATGGGTAACTCTTGGCTCCCTCAAACTTCTTGGCGTAGGCACAAACCTCAAGTTCTTCATTGAAAACGGCGGCAGTTACTACGACATTACCCCGCTGCGATCAGCCGTTACTCTGACCAATCCATTTGATATGGTTAGCGGCTCATCCACTGTGACTGTGACCGATGCCAACGGCGGGTATATCACTGGGGACTATGTAACCTTCACAGGCTCAACTGCCAATGGCGGCATTACTTTGCTGGGTGAATACGCCCTGACCCTTGGTAACGTTTCCAATACCTACACTGTTACCGCTGCTTCGCCTGCTAAGATCACTGCGGCCAATCCCGCCGTATTTACAACAGAGTTTCAGTTGGCAAACAATGTTCAGGTAACACTGTCTACCACTGGTACTTTGCCTTTCCCGTTTGACACAACAACAACTTACTATGTGGTCAATACTTCTGGATACACCTTCCAGCTGTCTTTAACCTCTGGTGGTTCGGCCATCAGCACTGTTGGATCTTCTCAGTCTGGTGTTCAGACTGTTACAGCAAAGGCTTCGTCTACAGCCGCTGCTGGTGGTGGGACTGTCAGAGCGGCCTATCAGATTAATGTCGGCCCATCTTATGCTGTTTCTCTAAATGGTTGGGGCGTAAGCACTTGGGGATCAGGCGCTTGGGGTGTTGGCGTAACTGGCGTTGACCAGCTTCGCCTGTGGACACAAAGCAACTTTGGGGAAGACTTGATCTTTGGCCCAAGGGGTGGCAGCATCTATTACTGGGACGCTACAACTGGGTTGCTTGGTACTGTTTTCACCGTAACCATCGCCTCACCTGCGGTGCTAAGTTCATCAATTCCTTTGACAAATGGCATGGAGTTGGTGTTTGAAACCACTGGTGCTTTGCCTACTGGCCTGAATGTTGGGCAGATTTACTATGTGATTAATGCGTCTAGTGGTACTTGTAATCTGTCGGCCACATCAGGAGGATCGGCCATTACCACGACTGGAACACAGTCTGGCGTTCATACTATTTCTCCTCGGGCTTTGCCGTTAGCAAGTATGACTGGGGCATCTAATGTTCCAACAGAGCAGAGCTGTATTCTTGTCTCGGATTCCAGCAGGTTTGTGTTTGCGTTTGGCGCTACGGAGTATGGTTCGGCCACGTTTAACCCGATGCTGATTCGCTGGTCAGACCAAGGCGATCCATTTAACTGGACACCAAGCGCCACAGTACAGGCTGGATTTACTTATCTGTCTCATGGCTCTGAGATCATTTCTGCGATGCAGGCTCGCCAAGAGATCTTGGTGTGGACGGATTCATCTTTGTATTCTTTGCAGTACCAAGGCGCACCTATTGTCTGGTCTACCCAAATTGTGGGTGACAACATTTCCATCGCTGGAGAGAACGCAGTAGCTTATGCCAACGGCGTGGCCTACTGGATGGGTGTGGACAAATTCTACAAATACGATGGCCGCACACAGACCCAAACCTGCGACTTGCGTCAGTATGTATTTGACAACATCAATAAATCACAGTTCTCTCAAGTTGTTGCCGGAACAAACGAAGGCTTCAATGAGATCTGGTGGTTCTATTGCTCAGGAACAAGTACCACGATTGACAGCTATGTGGTGTACAACTACATGGAAAATCAAGGTCAGGGCGTTTGGTACTACGGTTCTATGGCTCGTACAGCTTGGCTAGATAGTGGTTTGCGCGACTATCCTATTGCTGCAACATACGAATTTAATATCGTTAATCATGAGCAAGGCGTTGATGATAATGCTACTGAAACAACTCTCCCGATAGAGGCATTTATTACTTCTGCCGAGTTTGATTTAGATGATGGCGACCGCTTTGGCTTTGTGTGGCGGGTTTTGCCTGACATTACTTTTAGGGGTTCTACTGCCGCCAGCCCACAAGTGACCATGTATTTGAAACCCATGCAGAACTCTGGCTCTGGGTATAACGTGCCTCCTTCTGTTGGTGGAGAAAACAACGCTACCGTGACAAGAACGGCAACGTTACCAATTGAAGAATTTACTGGTCAAATCTATACCCGAGTGCGCGGACGACAGATAGCAATGGAAGTGAGATCAACAGCTACTGGAGTAACTTGGCAGCTTGGCTCTCCACGACTTGACATCAGACAGGATGGACGTAGGTAAATGACACTAATCGTCACATCAGAATTTGAAATGAATAGGGTTGCTGCGCCTGCGCTTCCGTTGCCTCCAGAAGCGTATAACCGCTCGTATCAAGATCAGTTAAACAATGTATTGCGCTTGTATTTCAACAGAATAGATAGCATTCTTGGGCAGCTAGAAACTTTATCAGTTCCGTATGGGGCGTTTTCTAGCGACCAAGATCAAACTGCTACCGCAAATACGGCTACGTTGATGACGTTCAACACCACGGACTTTGCCAATGATGTGTCAATCAGTTCTTCTCAGATCACGGTAGCAACAGCAGGCATATACAACTTGCAATTTAGCACACAGTTCCAAAACACGGACACCGCTTTCCAAGATGTTTACATCTGGCTAAAGCAAAACGGTACAGACATTACTGGATCAACCGGATTTGTATCCATCCCAAACAGACACGCTGGAGTGGATGGTCACGCAATTGTTGGCTGGAACTATTTCTTAAGTATGGCGGCAAATGATCACGTTGAGATTTACTGGTCTGTACCTAATGTCGCTGTAACTATTCAACATCTTGCTGCTTCCGGTACACCAACCAAGCCGTCTACCCAGTCTGTGGTAGCCACAATGTCTTTTGTTTCAGCATTACCATGAACATAAATTTTATTGAACTCTTCAACAAAGTGGCAAGGGTTGCAAGACCATCTCACCACGAATTTATTCCGTTCACATCAATGGATGAGCGATTTGAAGAGTCTT